GGACTGTATTTTCGTCGTAATCACCCCAACCAGTAACATAAGATTTGTTACCAGGCATAGCTTGTATTCTTTTTAATTCATCTTCGCTAATATCTGGAAACTCTTTTTTTAACTCTGGTATTGTTATAGCTTTTAACTCACCTACATAGTATATATCCTCAAAATTTGGATCTTCTGTATAAGAATGTACAATATAAGCAGGATCAACGTAATCTACAGTAACTCCATTAGCTGTGTTAAAATTGGTTTTAGCAGCAGCAATACCACAAACAGTTAAGTCCATGTTTAACCTACGTCTTACTAAGTCATATTTGTTTTGAGCTAATATAGAAGATATAGCTTCTTCTTCTGCTATTTCAACTGATTGCTTGTAACTTAATTGCATGTGAAGTTCTAGTTGCTCAGCTGTTTCTGGAATTACTTTTTTATTAGGTGATTGATATAAATCAATTCCTAGCGTGTTTTTTAAGTTATCAAGATATTCTTTAGCAAGCATATCTTCTTGAAGTCTAGAAGCGTATTCTGTTCTTTTTCTTATAGATTCTGGATCTTGAGAATATGCTTTTATGTCATAACTTTTAGAAGAAATACCATTAACTACAATGTCAACAAATTTTGATAAAATAGGAACTGGCTTCCAGTCTAAATTAAGATAAGACAAATCGCCATTAATAGACAATTCATCTTTGTATTTTTGTATGCTTTGTTCTCCTCGTGCGTATTGACGAAGCTGGTGATAATTGTTCCAATTAGTTAAATATCTATTGCCACTAGTTCTGCCTCGACCAAACCACTCTTGTTCTATTGCTTGTGCAACTTGAGATCCGTACTCCCAACTTGCTTTTTCAGCAGTGCTTACAACTTGGCTAGGAAAAGCGCTATTAGTGTTAGTGTATATATTCATTTAAATAATTTTTGATGTAATTCCTTTATTATCGTATTTTTTAAAACCTAAGTCTACAGATTTTAATTCTCTTTTAGCTTGAGGTAAATATCTATGCTTGTTGCAAGCCATTAAAGCTAAACCTGTGCTAATAGAAGCATCATGTTTAGTTCTATTATTTATATTAAATGTAGCCCAGTCTTCTAAGGTTTTTTGAAAATACATATCGCCATATCCATTTTCTCTTAGTCCAACAAAATGTTCTATGTATGTTTCTATAGCAGCTGCGTGAGCTTGTTTTATATCTTCACTTGAATTTGGTATACCACCTATTTCTTTTTCAGTAACAGATAATTTATTTCTTTTTTTATCCGGCCTATTCATTGCGTAACCTCTATATCCTCTTCTTTTAAAATGATAAAGTAATCTAGGTTTATTATTTTCTACTAATATTGGCATGCCGTAAAAAACACAAGCCATCAACACATCTTCAAAAAATATTTCAGCAGTTTGTGGTCTAGCTATATATTCTAAAAAGAAATGATTAGGTGGAACATCCATCATGCTAAATTTTGTTAAACCATGTAATGATCCGTTAGATCCTTTACCGTCAACTGTTCCTGATATATCATAAGGATCACAACCAAAAGCTCCTATTGATTCATTTCCTGGATAATTAACTCCATTTTTTATATATCTTACGTTTTGCATTTCTAATGGCGGAACCCAAGTTATTTTAAACCTACCGTTTTTGTTTGGCATAAATATAACTCTAGTATCTTTTTTTGCATCTTCCCATTGAAAACTACCTGTTGTTATAGCTAATTCATTTTTAGAATCTTCATTAAAATCTATTTGTTGATAAATTTTAGTTAAGTTAAATAAAGATTCTTTTGACTCATCTCTAAAAGCGTGTTTTGTAGTTCTTGGAAATTGTCTATAAAATTCATTTAAACCATCTTGGTCATCTTTTAATCCATCTACTTCATTGTTCCAATATTCTATTACACCTAATTTTATTTGTTGCCCATGCGGTCCATTAACAGGGTTCTTTGGTGTGTTGAAGACAGGTAAGCCATAAGAATCAATGTATCCTTCGTAGTTCCATTCCATAGGTATGAACAAAGAATAGAGTCCTGAACGAGTCTGTCCATTGGCGTTTCTTTTAGTAACATCTGAGTCATCATACAATTTTTTAAAGTTTCTACCACCTTTATCTAAGGCGTTAGACGTACTTCCCATCATACATTTACCTATAATTCTACTACCTAGTCTTAAGGTTGTTTTCGTAACCCTCCAGTTGTTGAGGATGTTGTTCGGCCTTTCCCACTTGCCCGATTCATCATGGACGAGGAGTTTGAGTTTCTCACCATCGTAGGAGTTATCGCCGGTATTCTTCCAGTCGATTGTGGTGTCCAAACCTTGTAGTTCTTCTTGGGCAATTTCTTCCGAGGTGGACGCGATAAGTTTACGACGGGTGTATTTTGTGGCGGGGACACGATAGGCAAGCTCGGTCTTGGGCCTGTCCATACCGTCCTGGGTCGGCTTGAAAAAGAATGGGTAATTAACGGATATTGGTACCACCTTATCTGTGAACATTTTCTTCGCATCCGGTCCAGTTTTAGATAAAACACCATATCTGGAGTCGCTAGATATGGTTGCCAAGTTAACCACCTCGCCTGATGCCATAAAGGAAAAGCCTGATCGACGATTCTTAAGGTAGCACAATCCGTAGGATCGTACATCGGCCTTAGAAGCCTCCCAGAAAATGAAGAATAATCTATTTGATTCCCG